AAATTGCTTTATCGGGTGTTTTAGAGCAATCGATGTTATACATGTCTTGCTGCCCTTTAGAGCGTGAACAGAAAGACTTACGACGCTTAGCATCCTTACTGCCTGGTTTTGGATCACCAGTTACAGCGGTTTTTAATTTGGAACCTGGATTCTCACGGCGATATGCCTTAACTGCAGCAGGACTCATACCATCAGTCTTATCTGATTTATTGACTTTTTGCCAATCTTCAATGATTTCACCCTCTGGTTCAAAGTGTGCTACTTGGGTTGGTTTATTGGTATTAGATTTGGCATCCAAATACTCACTTTTCTTAACAGTTCTCTTCAATCTATCCATATTCTGTGTTGGAGTTTCATCCTTGATATAGGGAATTTTCATTAATGCTGGGTGTGGGTTACGTAGATTTGGAGCAGCACCCTGATACATTTCTTCCATAAACTGACCGAAGGATTTGTTTCCTTCTTTTACGCAACGGTTGTAAGTTTTACCAAATAACTTTTGAGTTCCTGTTTTCTTGTAACCTTTCCAACACTTCTTTGCTTCTTCAAGCATTCTGCTTCCAATACCATCAGTTGCCTGAAGTGGTTCTGGTTTGATAATATCAATTGACTCAATTTCTAATGCTTTGAAGTCATCTCTCCAGTTTGAATAAACATAATCTTCTTTCTTGGTTTTATTTCCCCAATTAGCAGCACCAACCTTGCGGCATTTGACTAGAGCACCAGAAGCATAAGCACTTGGCCAAACATCATATCTTGATTTTACTTTCTTATAGCAGGCGTCTTTTTCTTCTGGAAGTGGAGATTTCGGTCCTTCTAGGCCAGTTTTATCAATACTAAATTTAAATTTTGCTGCTCCAGTTGGTTTTGGTTTTGGTTTGGTTGCTGAATCGGGAATTGTATCTCCTACTTTGTAAGGTTGTCCATTTTGTTCGACCATTTCACCTTCTGGATTATAATGAGCAACTTGAAGTGGTTTTTCAATCTTTTTTTCTGCTTTTTTAATAAAAACTCCACCTTTCATAGGACCCATTTCCTTTGTTTCTCCGGATTTTGATCCAGGGATTATTTTAATTCCAGATTTACCAGTATCTGGACTTTCCCAAGGATTGAGAGTTCCTTTCACATTAGGAAATGCTTCGACCATTTCACCTTCTGGTTCAAAATGAGCATTTTTTATATTTGCGGATTTTGTTGGTGGTGGTTCAATAAGTTTACCGCCACCGTGTTGTTTCATAAGAGGTTCCATAACTTTCTTTAAACCACCCTTTCCTGGTGGAATGGGAATACCAATTTCTTCTCTTACAATATTCGCTTTGCCTTTTCTATTTGGATTTGGATCTTCTCTACGCTTCTTTGCTGCTCTCCTTATTCTTTCTACTTTGCTCATAGAAGCACGATCATCAGCATCACGGCAGAATGGTTTGGTTGTTTGACCAGGTTGCTTGGCACAAGGTTTACCATCATATTTACCACCTGCTTGAACCCATCCACCACCTTTAAACCAATCACGAAGAGAGTAACCAGGATCTTTAGCAGATTTACCATCTCTTCTGCCTTCATCCATATAAGAGGATGCAGCATCAGTATTATGTTCAGTATCAGTAATTTTTGCCTGTACCCAAGCAGGAATATTTCTTTCCTTTTTACCAAGTGCTTTTCTCAATTTTCTGATATTTTCTTCAGACTTTTTCAATTGAGTTTGTGCCATTGACACTTCATGATCTTTTTCTTTTGCTTCATTCATTTTCTTTTTACGACCCTGGCAGTGAGCACGTTGAGAAAACCCTTTTGGGTCATCACAGTTAATGGATTTTTTATACTTATCAGACCAACCCATTAGAATTTAAGATTCTTCTTTATTATTTAGAAAACCTTGCTTGAGTAGTTTTGAAAGTTCTGCGGTAGATCCAACAAACAGTGCGTTATTCGTAACATTATTAGTTGTTGATTTATCACTAACATCCTCAATATCTTTAATCTTTTTTTGAAGATCGACTAATTTATCAGTTACGTCTCCAACACTTTTTATCAATTGACCAGCAACTTCATATGCTCTTGGACTTGCCCCCTCCCCGGCAACTTCCAAAATTCCATTAATTGCCTCTTGTCCTTTTTCGATAAGAGAATATAATTGACCCCTACTATATTCATAATCTTTTTTAAGATCATTAGATTGGGGTTTTATATTTTGAATTTCCACAGATTTTTTTTCTACTTCAACTATTTCAGTCTCTGTATTTAAAACCCTACTAATACTATCAAAATTTTCTGACATAAAAATTACAGTAAATCAATTTTTCTTGTTGGACTAAAATCTGAACCATTATCGAAGAAATCTAAAGATTCGCTAAATCCAAAATCATCTCCTGGGGCAATAAGTGCATCATCTGCACTACTTAACACATTAAACTGTGTACCACTATTGTGCGTTTGTGCAATTGTCCCACTGTATGCTCGTTTTACAGTAATTGAATTACTCGTCAGTGATGAGATCTTCATAATTTCACTGTTGAGAATAATACGATCTCCGACCGAGAGTGGTGATGTATCATTAACAATAATTTTAGTTTCGGAAACTGATACATCTTCGGTAATAATTGCTCCCGTATCATTATCATAATCTTTCATTGCAGTTGGAGTTGCAGTATAACGCATTTCTCTTCTTGCCCTTACAGTATCAGTATCCGAATAGTAATCAACTTGAACCTTACGAATAATACCTTCTGTACTATCAGCGATTGGACCAAACAGATATGTTTTTGCTGTAAATTGCAAAGTATAAATTAGTACTCTTCTTGTTGAAAAATCTCCTTCATAATCGTCTTGAAAATTAATAGATTCTAGTACAACTGGAATATCTCTCTTTTCACCAATAGAATCAATAAGTTCAACTGTTATATTGAATGATGGTTGAAAAAATGGTAGGATCTGCTCAATGATTTGTAGAGCATCATCATTTAATTTTGTAAGAATATTGAGTTCAAATCCAATGTTATAAGGAACCGGCATGTAAACTTTTTTAATTCTATTATTATCATCTACTGCTTTAAATGATTGAGTAACTGAAGTTTTTCGAGTTGGATCATATTGAATACTATTCATTTCAAATGACATTCGAGGTAATCCAATTTGGACAGCTCTATTTAAATCTGCTTGCTGTTCAATTCTTGCTAGAAACTTTTGCATTGGACCATATGCCAATGGAACTCTCATTTCACTAATGTTTTTACTTTCTTCATCTTTATGTTTAATATAAATCTGATTAAACAGCGTTCCAAAAGAAATGACCGTTTTCCTAAGTATTTCGTGATAAAAATAAGTTCCTAACATCAGTAATTACCAAATGGATTTGATTGTGTGAAATCTAAAATAAGATCTGCTTCACTTTCGATTTCGTCGTTTTCTGAGTATTTATCATATAAATCTTGCTTATCATGTTCTTTAATTGAGAAGATTGCTGATGAAGCAGCTCCAACTAAAGTTTCACCAGGAGTAAATATACCACTAACGTTAGAAACCTTAAGAGTGTTTGTAATATCATCCCATTCTTTAACTCTTGCTCTAGTTCCAGAAGATGAACCAATAACCTCCTCATTAAATTGATATGTTCCAACTCCGGAAATTGTTGGTGGATTTGCAATTGTAATCGATGGAACTGTACTATAACCATACCCCGGATTCGAAATCCTAATAGAAGTAACAACTCCACCCGTTGAAATTCCGGCAACTGCTGTTGCTGTTGTAAGACCTACTAATATATTTGTATATTGCTTATCTGCTGCACTATTACCAATACTCACTACTGGTGCAGATGCATATCCAGAACCTGGATCTGTTATTGTAATTCCAGTAACAATACCGACAGAGTTTGTATGTGCGATTCCCTTTGCGGTCGTTCCAACACCAATTGGAGCATCAAATGTTACAGAGACTGTAGAAGATGGAAGATAGAAGTTTCCTCCAGTAAATACAGTTGCTCCAGTAACAGAACCAATACCATCGATTGTTGATGATGCAGTTGCACCTGCACCAACCGGAGGTGTAATAGTAACCGTTGGGGGTACTGCATATCCAGAACCACCATCATCAATAGATAATGAAATGACACCATTTTGAATAGTTTCAATAGAACAAGTTGCTGCAGCACCAATTCCTCCGCCACCTTCAATGTATATGGTTGGAGTTTCGGTATAACCAAATCCAGCATTTGTAAGTAGTATTTCTTGTACTGAGAAAATTCCTGCACGATTTGTAGTTATTGCAACCGCAGTTGCTGTACTTCCAGTAATGTCTGGTGCTGCACTAAATCTGACAGTTGGTGCCGATGTATATCCTCTTCCATCATTATTCAAGAAAATTTGTCTTACATATCCAGTATTAATGGTTGCCGAACTTGATGCAGTAACACCAATCCCAAGAAGTTTAAGTGTAGTAATAAACCCTTCGTCTTGAACCTGAGTATCAATTTCATCAATAGAAGTATCAATGATCTCATCCTCATATTCAAAGAGTTCACACTTTAGTTGGTAAACATAATTTTTACCCAATTGATAAAATGGATCTTCGTGCTCTACAAACTTAACTTCAAATAATCTTTGCCCAAGTGGAAAGTAGATTAAATCTCCTTCTCTTGGACGAGATGAAAGTACAATTTCATCATCACTTTCTGCTTCTAAAAATGGAGAGATAAAATCTTCAAATCTTTCTCTAGAAATTGTAATAGTCAATTCATCCTTAAGAGACATTCCGAATTTTGTTAGTATATCTCCAGAT